GCCCACGACCCACGGATTGAGGCCGTTATGGACCGACCATCCGATGTTCTGCGGGCCGATGGTGATCGTGTCCGCTGCGACCAGCGGAGACAAAGAGCCGGGCGACGGCTGCCCGCTGAATGTACCCGTGGCGAAGTTCGGCTGCGCGAGAGTCACGTAGGCGGAGACGACCTGTTTCACCGGACGCATGAGCGTGAGGCTCTGCTGTCCACTCCCGGCGAACACTTCGCCCGATTGCGGAAACGCTTCGTCCGACAGCTTGATGCCCTGGCGGTTACGATAATCCGCGCCGTCGATCTTGTTACTGATCGAGTCCCACAGCGATTGCGTGCTCGTCAGTGTGAAAGGCGCCGCCGTGGTTGTCGGAGCCATGAAATAGAGTTGCTGCGTCTGCGGATTCACGCCCCATATGAATTCCGAAGTCGTCGCTAACTGCTCGAATTGCTCGCTCAGCTTCTGCCCTTTTTGCGGTGTGAAAAGCGGAACGGTTACGCCTGCCTGAATCGTGCCGAGCGAGACGGGGCAACCGTTTTCGTACTTGTTGAACAGGGCCGCGACGATGGAGCCGCAGGTCTGATTGACGAACTGGTCCGTCCCATCGCAATAGACAGTGTCGAATACAGCTTCCAGCGAGACGGCAGAAACGTCGATAAATCGCAGGCCGGATGTCCCGACCCAGCGCACCGTGTAGTCCTGAATGATCCCGGCGAACACCAGTGCCCACCCATCCGTGCAGCCCGGCCAGTCCGTCGCCTCATTGTTTTGGTCCCAGAGATAAATCGGCTGAAAGAGCGTTGGCAGGTAGTCGAGCGGCGCGCTGGTCGGATCGCCGGGACTCGATACGAGCGTGTACGATGCCACACCTCGCTGCCGGAGTTGCAGCGTGAAAGAGTGCTGCGCTCCCTGGCCTACAAACAGATATTTCGACCTGTCGGTGATGCCGATGGACGGCTCGTTGACCAGCAGCCACGAGGGCGTCAGAAACGGCGGATTGATCGGCGAACCGCCGGTCACCGTGGGAGATCCGGGGCACGCCGTAACGATTCCACTGAAGGTGTGCAGCAGATCGCCCGCCGCTGAAGTCGTGACGGAAAGCGTGATTGCGCCGGGTGAAACCGCTTGCCCGTCCGCGAAAGTATCGACCGCCGTGCCGCCCGCATATTCGTGGATAGCGATGCACGGCCCGTCGCCCGATCCGGCTTCGAGTGGGCCTGGTGGCGGAAAGCTCACTGTGACCGTGTTGGCGCCCGCGAGAACGCCGAACGCGACGAATTGGGTAGCGGCGCAGAGTCCGCCACCGACTATTTTCGTGAATACGGTCGTGTAGGAGTTGCCCGCCGAATCGGCGCATGTGGGAGTAGCAGCACCGGGTGCCCAGTCCCACATGAAATCGACGACGATGCAATTACCCAGCGTGTTCGCCCCTGCGAAGTCCTGCGCCATGGAGGTGACGCCCGATGAATTGTCGAATGCGCTGGCTCCCTGCACGAATCCGCTCGCGCCCTTAATGGCTGTGAGCGCCGATATCATCTCGTCGTTGCATGCCAGCGTGGCGACGAGTGAATACGCGCCCGCGTTGAGAGATGGGGAGTCGAAACTCGCTATCGAGTTTGTGCCGGATGCGGACTCTCGGGCCGTGTATCCCATGTCATTTCGAGAAGGGCGAGTAGCCGGGCGACGTTCGTTTCAGGGCCTCGGGAATCTTGCGCATCACGTGGTCGGTGAAACGGTCGGGATCGCTTATGCCGTGCGCGTGGAAGTGCAGATTCGTCGTGCCGGTCTGAAACGAGGTCGATTGGTAGTGGCTCGAAGAGTGCCATCCCGGCGTGCCCTCCGCGTACTTGTGGATAGCATGATTCGGAATGATCTGCGCGCCGCGCGGGACGTGCATGATCTCAGGGCCTTTCTCCCCAATGAGTGCCATGCCGCCGGGCGCGGAGGAAGTACCATCGGCGAACACATCGATTCCAGCCGCCACGCCGATGGCCGTCACAATAGCGGAGGTGGCGGCAGCGATGAATCCGCCAATGGCGGATGTCTGGGTTATCTGTCCGGCGACCAGAGTCGCGGTATCAGCCCCCTGCGAGGCGATGATTGGAGCTGTGATAGCGGCCGCGTTCGCTGCGCTTTGGGTCGCCGCCTGTGTGGTCCCCTGAATTGCGCTTTTTAATGCTCCGATCCCGAGTTGTATAGCGCTGCTGATAGCCTTGCCGAGGAGTTGCGAGGCGGTCTGTTTTAACGATTGCTCAAGAGCCTTAGCCATCTCTTGCCCAATGCTCTTGCCCGGATGATGGCCGAGCAGAGCGCTGGATATCGAGGTTCCGATATCGTCGCCAACCTGTTTGGGAAGCGCGCCGATCTCATTGCCAATATTGGTCCCAATGGCGCGTTGCTGAGTCTGAAGGGTTCCGGACGCTGCATTTTTAGCGTTCGCGATTTGCTGTTGGAGCGTGAGTTGCTGCGTGAGTTTCCGATTCAGATCGTCGACAGCCGCCGCCGCCTGCGCGTCTGCGTTGGCGTTTTCCTGTTTGAGCTTTGCGATTTCCTGTTCAAGCGTGGCCTCTCTTACTTTGTCGCGGCTCTTTTCGTCGAGCACCTGCGCATCCTTGAGTTGCGTCTGGAGGCCCTCCAGGCGCTGCTCCCGCTCCTGGCTGTCGTACTGGGCCAGTTGCCGCGCGTGACTTACCTGCTCCGCTGCGCTGTGGCTCGCTTCGATTCCGTACTGCCGCTCCAGTTGGATCTTCTGTGCCTGGATCTGGAGGGCTTTGAGATCGCCAGCGCCTTTATCCTGGATCTCTTTAACTTTGATACTGGCGTAAATTTCGTCTTCGAACTGCTTCGCGACATAGGCACCGTACTCCTCCGCTTTCTTGCGCTTGGCTTCGGCTGCCTGCTCCCAGACGCGCGTGATCTGATCGGCGGCTTCACGCTGCGCCCTTACATCGTTCTGCGTGGCGGACTCCGTAGCCTTCTGGGTATCGAGCCTGGCCTTGTCGGTCGCAAGCGTGTAATCCTGCCCGGCTTTTTCGGTTCCGGCTTGAGCCGTTTCCGAAAGCTGCTCTCGTTCCGGTCTGCTTTTCCCTGCCGATTCAGCGCGGAGTTTGTCGTTAATCGTGCCTATAGTCCGGTCCCGAGTGGTGATCGCGTATGATGCTATTTCGTCTTCCTTCGCCTTTGCATATCGGATTTCCTCCTCGCCAGCCTGGCGGGTGCGCTCAAGGCCGCTGTCGATTAAGGCGATGCGTGCCTGTTCCGCCGCGTGCGCGCCCTCGATCTCGCCGTCCCTGCGTTGCCTGGCGATCTCCTGCGCGCGCGATGCCGCCTGCTCCTCATCCTCGATGCGCTTGGCAGCGAGAGAGCCGCCCTGCGTTTGAACCTCCCGCGCCTGATCCTCCCGCGCGCCCCCCGATTGCCCTTCGACCGATTGCAACTCGTTTTGCAGTTGCTTTACGGCCTGCCCAGCGGCTTTGATCTTGTCTATGGATGCCTGGTCTGAGTGAAAAGGAATATAGTTTTTGAGTGATCCCGCTTCTGCCTGTGCGACATTCTGAATGGCGTCGCGCGCATCGTCCATCGCGACTTTAATTTGCTTCGCCTGCTGTTCGAGTTGGGTCGCCTCAGCGCCCTTGCCCGCCGCCGCTCCAAATGCCGCTGTGACCCTGGATACCTGGAGCCGGTCCAGCGTGCGCTCCATCGAGTAGAAAGATTCGTCTGTCTTTTGGGTGGCGTCGGCGAGTTCCTTTTCCGCTTCTTTCAGTTCTTCCGATTTTCCGACTAGTCGCGACAGTCCCTCAAACAACGCGATGGCCCCGACGATTGGGAAGGCGTATTGGAGTGCCGCGCCCAAGCCTGGAATGATGGTAAGAAAACGCTCCGCTGCACGCAGGGCGCTGTTCCCTTCGAGCACGCGCAATGCACCGCTGGTAGCCTGAATTTCGCTCACGCTTCCATGTGCTGCCGATGCAACCCGGTTGAAGGAAGTCGCTAGTTGCCCGTTGCTCTGGGTAAGTTGGTTGGTGGCTGCTGTAGCTCTCTGCGCAGCCGGAGTCAGGTCGCCGACAAGACTGCCGCTGATAGTCGTGACCGCAACCATGGCGCGGCCTGAAGCGTCGACAAGGGGCGATACCAGGGCTGAACCGATTCGAGTGCCCGCCGCTCGTGTAACCGTTTCCGCCTGGGCGTACTTCGCCAAGAGCGGCGATAGATCGCCGTCGATGGTCACATAGACGGTGCCTGCCGATTCGCCAACTGCCATAAAATCACGCCTCCATTATTAAGCGGATCTCTTCGCGCGAAGCCCCGCGCTTCCTGGCTTCCTCGACCTGGCGGAACCGGTCCTTCGTGGAGGCCTGGGCTTCGGCCTCCGCCGCTCGCTTCTTCCTGTCAGATCTTTTGCCGATGCGGTTCATGAGAGCCTTTTGGGTCTGCCAGTCGTATTCCCGCCTTGACTGCGGCGGCTGCCACCCGGGCATAAACATCTGCGCTGTCCAGAACTCTCCCGCGGGAGGCTTGAGCCCCACTTGAAGCGCTGCGTTTCTGAGGCCTGCATAAACTTCGGCATAGAGACCTTGCTGGAATTCCCGGCCATGCCGCCAGACTTCCGTGAGCGCCTGAAACTCGCGCGGCGTCAAGCCCCAGAAATCGATGCTGGCTAATCCGAGACCACCGGGGCTTGATCCGGTACCGAAGGCCCAGAGCTCGAGCCATCGCTCGTCATCGAGGGGTCTGTCTTCTGCGGGGGTTCCGTCGTCGTGACGAGCCCAAGTTTTTTTTTGTACTCGCCCCACGCGGCGGCGTCGAGTGATTCCCACTCCCCATCGAGCAGTGAGTCCATCACTTCGAGCGGCGGCGTACCCAGCGATCGCCATTTGCCATCTGCGTCAAAGTTGCCCAGAGCTGCGCACGCCAGTTTCGCCGCATACTCTTTGGTGCGCCCGGAAGAAATCATTTCGTTGTGAACCTGCACCGCGCGGGAAACATCGATTCCCCACGTGGAGAGCAGGTAGAATGCGCCCTGTGAATAGCGGATACCAAAGCTCCGTCCTCCGACCTTCACGGTCGGGACGGTCGCCGAAGGAACTGGGCTCATTCTAGTCGAAGGGCGAGATTGCGCCCGTGATCTTGAGTTTCATCGAGATCATCAGGGCTTTGCCGGTGGGATCGGCCGTCACCGGAGCTTCGAGGACGTATGCCTCGAAATACGCCCCGGAACCGTCCGGCCAAGTGATCTTCCACGGGCGGATCGACTGATTGTAGAACATCTGCATGAGCGCGCCCGAATCGTTGGCGGCGTGTCCGACGATTCCAGTGGTGCCATCCTGGCCCGGCGTGATCGGGTCGTAGAATATTTCCACGCCAGGCTCGCCACCCACGAGCAGCGTCGGAATGGACTGGTCCCACTGAGTGCCCTGGTTGGTCGTGTCGGCGGAATCGGTCTTGGGGCCGAAGGTGATCTTGGCCTGGTTGCCGATGGGATTGTAAATCAGCGGACTGCCGTTGTTTCCGACAGAGAGAAGCGTTCCTACTGCCGGTATTCCCGAGCCTTCCGAAAGATTGATGTTTTGCAGCGACATTGTGCTCCTTTTTTGCTAGTTAATGCTCAAATCTGCCCTGTTTGCTACCCGAAAGTCTGTGTGTACCGCGTAAACCGGCCCGCTCGGACTCTGCGGATTGGGAATCATTCCGTCGCGCTGGCCCAGGTAGGTCACCGGATTCTGCGATGCGGAAGTGGGCGGGCTGGCGAACTGATCGTTCGAACACAGATCCACCGTTTCCATGAAGTTGATCACGTCGTTGGAGACCGATCGGGCGGTCTCGCTGTCCAGGTCGTAGACGGTCACCGTGAGACGCAGCCACTCCAGATTGCCGATGCCGGACTGGTTGCCCTGGCGGATGTTGCCGGCCTGCGTACACGTCACACACGTGCCCGCGGATACCTTGTTGGCCACTTCGCCGGGCTGGAGTTGCCGGTTCATCCAGCGGAAGGGCGACTGCGGTGGCGCGCCGGATAAGTCCGCCACCAGCGCCGCGTTCATCTGTGCGAGAGTGCGAAGCTTTACCTGGGCGCTCGTGTAAGAACCAGATGGCTCGATGGGATTGGCGTTGACACGTAGGAAGCACTGCGTCTCATAGAGCGCGGTCCAGACGTAGCCGCCGCCGTAGGCACAAAAAGAGTTCGTGGTTCCGACCCCGAAAGTGCCGACGAGCGCGCCTGTCGATTCCGTGAGCACCGTAAAATTGCCGCTGTCCTGGTTGGCGATCCAGAGATTGACGCCGTCGAAGCAGCACGAGGTCGGCTCGCTTCCGGTGGCGTAAATGGCGATGACTGCCCCCGTCGTCCCGTTTAGCTTCGTTACGTTGCCGCTGGTAAGATTGCAGGCCCATATGTCGGTCCCAACCGCGAGCACATAGACCGGACCCGCGCCCGGACTTACGCTGAAAGTTCCGGCGACTACCTGGCTCGAGGCGAGAACTTTGGAGACCGTGCTGTCGGCGAAGTTGGACGACCAGACATAAGTGCCGTCGAAGGTCACATTGTACGGCTCGTTGCCGACTGTGACCGTGGCAACAAGTGCACCGCTCGCCGCGGAGATGACAGTCAGCGTGTTCGTGCCTGAATTCGCAATCCAGATGCGACCGAGATTGTCCGCCACACAGCCCAGGGGGGTATTGAGACCCAATCCCGCCATGTAAGTCGCGATCACGGTATTGGTGGCTGCGAGGATTTTGGTGATGCTGCCTGCGTTCAGCCCTGTGGCCCAGATGTACGTCCCGTCGAAGCACAGACCGTAACAGGAGCCATCGAAGGGTGCGCTGGTCGAGAGGAGATTGCCGTTGAAGTCGTACTTGAGCAGCGGAGTGGAGACCGAGAAGGGCGCCACCCAGACATTATCCGGAGTGGTGATGACGACGTAGTCGTGATAGTTTTCCGCATCGCTGAAATGCGTGCTGAACAGGCCGCTCGTCTGGCCGAAGGTAGGGTATGGTAGCATCAGACACCTGCAAGTTGCAGGAGCAACCGCGTTTGCGTTTTCTGTGAATCGGATTCCACGCCTATCGGGTCGTAAGCCTGCCCGTCGACGATGGCTCGCCAGTTGTCGAACTGCTCAATGGCGTAGTAGCCGGGGATGAACAAGTGCCGGAACTGGAACGCCTCGATGTACTCTGTTTGCCTCTCCGTCTTGGCGCGAATTCTCGCATCCGCTTCCGGGCCGTTCATGCAGCGCAGATTGATCATGCCCGCGACATTGTTCCAGCCGTCGCCCGAGTCGCCTCCGGTCATCAGAGGCGAACCGTCCGCCGTCTGCTCTCCAGTTGGTTGCTGGATCGTGCACAGCGATACAATCAGCCCGGTCTCGAAAACGGCCGGGACTGCGTAATCGACTGTGTACCCCTGCTCCTGATACACGGCTAGGAATTGCTCCCCTCAAGCCCGTAGAGGACGTTCAGCAAATCGCCGGCCGCCACGTAGCAGTAGCATTTGGCGAACTGGTAAAGCTCGAACATGTCCGAGACCGTGGGCAGATAGATGGTGATGCCCGGCGCCAGGGGGAATCCCGAGAGCGGACTGGGACTCACCTCGATCCCGCCGACAAGCACGGAGTGCGTGTTGGTCGAAGGTGCGCTGAGAATCATCCACTTGCACTTTGCCGTGGTAGCCAGAAACGGGACAACATTCGATTCGCCGGTGACGATGAGATTTTGAATAATCATGAACTCCACCCCGCGCCCGCCGTCTGACGCTGGAACTGATTCCACCATCTCTGTGCAAACGCCCAATCCGTGGGGGTTTGTTCTATGATGTAAATCGCGCCCGCGTTGTCGTCCACCTCGCGATAGGTCTTCGCGCCTTCGCGCAGGATCGACGCCGCATCTTTCCAGTCGAGCGAGACATCGAGCAGCTTGATTACGTTGCCGAGCTTGCCTTTGTTGTTGGCCAGCGTATCGAGCGCGAGTGCCGCCACGCGCACGTAGGAAAGCGGAAGCGGCGGAAGATTGCGGCCCTGTACGCCCGAGAAAAACATTCCCGACTGCCACGTCATCTGCTGGATGTTGAAAAACGCCTGGATCTCCTGATCGCTGAAGATCATCACCGGAGGGGAACTGTTCGGGATGAAAGTCGTATCCGGGATCAGCAGGCGGACATAGCTCGTCGCTGGAGCCGCCGTGAAGTCGTATGTGTACGTCGCGGTCATTAAGCGACCAGCAGGTGCTTTGTCAGCAGAGTCACCGTCAGACCGGGATTCTGCGCATTGCCTGTCGGCGTGAACAAGATCTCCACTTCCTGATGCGTCAATACGGTCGTCCCGCCCAGCAGGCCCGCGCCGAAAGCGATGGTGGTGTTGGCATCGCCCACCGCGAATGTGGCCGTATTGGCGGATGCGTTGACATACCGCGTCACGAACGGCGTCGGAGAATTGCCGAGAGCCGCCAGAATGTTGGCCGTCGTATCCAGCGTTTCCGTGAACGCGCCGGTGGGACCGGTGCGCGTGATGAATCCCGCGAGCAGTTGCGCCGCCGTCAGTGTCGCGTTGCCAACCGTCGTGATGTTTACGTTTGCCGGATTGAGCGTCATAAAATAATCTCCTGTAACCGGAAACGCCTCTCGCCCCGGTCAGAGCGAGAGGCGTCCGCTGAATCGCTTGACTCGCCTGCCCTAGTGGCCCACGCCGGTCGATCCCACGCAGGAACGGCCGTCCATGATGTTTCCGCCAAGGACGGACACGGCTTTCATTTCCTGGTTCATCGTCGACCAGTCGCCCATCATCGGCTCGACGCCGCCTCCCGGCCGCATAGTGTTGGGCACTTTCTGGAATAACTGCGCCTGCCGGAAGCCGCGCAGATAGCCGATCTCGATCGCGGGACGTTCGAGCGTGCCCGGATCGGCGAACATGATCCACGCGCCCGGCAGCGAGCTGAAGCCGGCGGAAGCGGCTCCGGTGTCGAAGTACGGGTCGTGAATCCACATCGTGTTTTGGTTGAACCAGGCGTTGGTCTCGATCCATTGCTGGGGGAAGCCCTGCGCGTTCTGGCTTCCGCCTTCGACCGAGATTTGGTTGCGCACGGCGTTTTGCAGGTTCTTCGCCACGGCCACGTTGCTTGACCCGTAGACGATGCGGACCTGCGCGCCCATGCCGCCCAGCATGATGGGCTGGCCGGAAGAGTCGCGCTGTCCCGCCAGGATCTTGGTAGCGTCCATAATGCCCTGCGCGCCCAGCGGAGGATTATTCATGGACGCTCCGTTGGCAATCAGGATTTGATTGTTGTAGCTGCCTGCACCGGTCCCACCCGCCGGGAAGAGCGTCGTGTTCAGCGCCCCGTTGCCGCAATAGAGGCTGTGGATGAAGATCGTGATACCGCGGTTGATCGAAATGACTATGCGCTTCGGCACATCGCGGAAGATCCCCAGATTGTCGTTGAGAATCGCGGACCAGTTGATTGAGGCTTTGGTCTGCATGAGCGCGGGCTGGTACTCGATGGCCGCGTTATTCAGCGACGGGAAGGTGTTGCCGTCCTGCGGGACGGGACCGCTGAGAGACTGCTGATTCCCCGGCGCCGCGAGATCCTGGAGCACTGCGGGCGACACAAGGCCGTCCAGCATGTAGCGCTTGACGAAGCGGGTATCGGCCAGGTCTTCGATTCGGCACACGGCCTCATTGAAGATCGGGAAGGCGTTGAAAAATCCGTAATACAGGATGTCGAGGACATCGGCGAACAATGCCTGATAGTCCGTGCGCGACATCGTTTCACGCAGTGTCGTGGTTACATTCTGCGGGTAGAGTCCGGGGTAACCGTTCTCGCGCAGCATGTCGATATGGTTCTGGTCCGGCGGCTCCATCGCGGAGCGCAGCCAATACGGATCGACCTTGCCCGAGATGACGTCGGCCACGAGTCGCGCCGCTTCGTAGGCGCGCGTGCGGTGCGGATTGCCGACAGGCAGGCGATGGATGCCGCGGCGCCCGAACCCGTTGAGTCCTGCCAGCCCGCTGGCTACGGCGGATTGTCCAACACTGATAGAGAGTTCCATGTTTTCTCCTTAGACCTTGTCCGCCAGTCGGACGTTCACGGTTGCGGTCGTGCCGCTCAGCAGCGGACCCGCGTTTGACGAATCGAGGTAGCCGAAAAGCACGCCGTCCACCGAATCCGCGTCGAGCGTGAAGCCCGATGTCACGTTGGTACCGCTGTCGAGCGTGCCGCCCGTGGCGTAGATCGGATCGCCGATGTTGATCGTTTTGCCGGTGAGCGGCGAAGGCGTACTGTACGCGCTCACAGTGAGCGAGTAGCAGCCGTCGTAGTAGACCGTCGCGCCGCCGATGGTCGACTGGTAGGCATCGAGATTGATGCACGGAATCGAGCCCTGCAACAGCGGAGTGCCTGGCACCGTGACAGTCGAAGGAAAGAGTAGCTGCCCGGTCTTTGTCGGCGTTACAGAAAGAACCTGATTGATCATGCCGCCACCCCCACGCTTTCTTTGGCCGCCGCTTCACTGAGCCCGAGTTCGACGAGCGCCCGCACTTCGCGCGCCTGCGTCTCCTTCAGCGCTTCCGCGCGAGCTGCCTTGACATCCGCCGATTCCTGCACTACGGTCAGTCCGGCGCCCATGCCGCGCACGCCGCCCGTTGCCGGGAGAGTGGCGCTGTAGGCTTTGGCAGCCGCATTCACCGATTCGGTTAGCTTGGCCGCGTCGAGCACGCCGTCTTTGGTCGGGATTTCGCGCGGGGCATCGCTGGTACCAACGACTGATTCGGCGACGAACTTGCGTTGCCCTTCGGTCAGGGTCGTGGTCGCCAGCACCGCCCCGGCGAGTTCGAGCGCATCGGCACGCATGGCGCGCGCCAACAGACGAGCGTTGATTGCGGTTTGCGCCGCGAGACTTTCCTGTAACTTCCTGATTTCGGCTGCGTCCATTTCGGACACCTCCCCTTCTTTGAATGATTCGAGCAACTGCGTGAACTTTTCGGACTCCGCGAGAGCCATGCCGCCGCGGCCTGCCCGCGTGACGTAATCCACAGATTCGACGTGATCGATCGAGGCAAGCACCGGCTTGCCGTCGACCGTCTTGCCGGAGCCTGTACCGCCCGCGCGGATCGAAAGGCCGATATGGCCTGCACGCGCCTCGATCTTGTCCGCGTAATCGGCCATTACCTTGGCGTCCGCGTAGATCCCCGGACCCTTTGCGCCCGCCTCGCGGTATTCGCCGTCCGAGGTCGTGATCGCGGCAAGGTCGTTGAGATCGCCTTCCGGGCGCTGATGCTCTTGGGCTTCGGTGGGGTGATTCCAAAACATGAACGTGCCTTTTTTGAACGCGCCCGATTGGGCTGCATTCTTCAAGCACGCCTCGGTGTAATGCGCCGAAGAGCCTGTACCCGGAGAAATGATCTTGATCGGGTAGGAAGTGCGCGCCGCTTCTCGTACCGGAACGTCTCCGAGAAACGCGCAACCCGCGGACTCGATCAGTCTCAGGCCCGTGGTATTTCCCGGCTTGGCCGCTTCTTTCTTTGTCCCCGCCTGCCACGCCTTTGGCAGCTCATCTGCCCAGCCCTTGCGCTTGGCAATGGCGATGATGTTTGCCTTGATCGTCGCGGAGGAGTGATTGTCGCTTCCCGCACGTCCGATGGAGCGGACAGCCGCCATTACGTCTTCGCGTTTCAGGATGGGGAACGATTTGCCTTTTCCGGCAAAATCGGAATCGTCCGCTGCATCGCGTTCGGCCTTGGCGATAAAGCGCTCGTAAACCGGCAGCTCCGTGTAGAGCTTTGCGGTTTTCAGGGCCTCGGACATCGCTGCGATGTGGTCGCCCTCGTCGCATGTGGGCTCGTAGACCATACGCCCGCGCACCTTCATCGCGTTTGCGGTATCGATCTTGGCTTTCTTCGCGAACCCGTTGCCGCCCGTCATGGTGTACGGGGCCTGCATGGTTTCACCGTTCGAGCGGTACACCGCATCGCCCGATTCGTCGTCGCCCATGTGGTCCAGCAGATAACCGTAGCCCGAGTCTTTGTGCGCGTCGGAAACCGCATCCGAAAGCGCGTCGCGGGTATCCGAGGCCGTCATGGCGTCGGCTGCTTCCTGCAACTGCTGCGCGATCAGAATGGATTCGGCCCGCAACTTCATCTAGGCGCAAGCGTAAACCGCACTAAAACATTTAAGCAATGAAATGGTTTATTATTCTAGAGAATGGATCAAAAGCCGGAAACGAAGCTTTGTTCCGCTTGCGGCGCTAAACCGCGGGTGGATCAGCGGGAAAAGAGTACGAATACGCAGTGCTCGGACTGCAAGTACGAAGCGCAGAAAAGGTGGACGATGAACAAGCTGGAGCAGGAACAGGCGCAGGCGTTTCACAAGGGCGTGGAAGCCATGGCGAAGCATCTCGCCGATCAGTTCGGGAAATACTCGGGGCGCGATTCGCGCGGAGATTACATCCAGCGTTTCGGCGGTCCCGAGATAGCGGACATCATACGCCGCTGTCAGCGTCCGGCAGTGTCCGGCATCACCGGCCCAACAGCTTAGTCGCCCGCGCCGTATTCTCGCGGAACACTTCCACGATGTGCGGCCTCGCGATATCGAGCGCGGGCCTCAGGTAAGGCTCTGCCGGCATGCCCGGCCAGTTCGGATCGTACGGACCCTCTCCGGCCCCGGCAGACGCTTCGCCGCGGATGCCGGTCCCGTACTCCACATAAGCCGCGTGTGGCGAATCGAATACTACCGCCGCGCTGGGTTGCGAGCCGGCATTTAGAAGTTCGACATGTCCCGACTCGCGAAGTTCGCCGGTGTCAACGGGTACGATGGCCTCCGCTTCCTCCAGCACGATTTCCGCTCCCTGCTCGACGCTGAGCCGCGCGGCCTGCTCGAATGCGGCCTTGGCCACGGAGAGATTGAGACCGGAAGCTTGGGCGCGAAAGTTCATGCGTGTACCAGCAATGAGCAATTACAGAACGGGTGCGCTGTGGGGGCGTCGTCGCCCGATTCGAAGTCGTCATCCATGGGAATCGGGCCTTGAAATTGATTTCCGAGGCAGATAACACACGCGCCGATCTCGCAAATCCATTCCTTCATCGTGGCCCCGGCTTCCGCGCCGAAATGAAACACGCTCTGATTCCAGGCGTTGTTGAGTTCGGTTTGCGCGATCATCCGCGCCCGATTCGTCGTAGCGTCCGCAAACGAATCCTTTACCGCCTGCACGACCCCGTCGAAGTCTTCGCCGCTCTCGTAAGCGTCTGCAACGGCTGAGGCCAGGTTGTCAACGGTCGTCTTGTCCAGATCCCCGGTAAGACGGGAGAAGCCGCCGTCCTTGAGGTATTCGGCGACGAATGATTCCGTCGAAGCGGGAGCCGTGCTCAGCATGTCTGCGACCGCTTCGCCCCCGTTGAGAATTGCGGTTTCGATGGAAGCCGCGAAGACCTGCTGCTCGACGGCCGTAACAGGAACAGTGTAAATCTGCGCTCCGAGTGCGTCGATAATATCGGATTCCAGGCGATCGCGGTCCTCGTCCGCCTCCTGGACGTGGCCGGAGAATTCCAGCTTTGCGTGCAGATTCGCCAGCGCGTGCGAATCAAGCACTGCTTTACGCTGTGCGCGGAATCGGGACTTGGCGAGCTTTGCTACCTTGCGCAGCGCACCACGGATTGCTTTGTCCCGCGCGGCCTGATGCTTAGGGACTGCAGCCTCGCGCAATGATTCGGTTGCCGGTTTGGTCTCGGTTGCCGGTTTGGTCTCGGGATCTTGCGCCGCGCCGAATCCTTGCGTGATGGCCACGAGGTCCTGGCCTTTCATCAGATTGGCCAAGCCGGTTGCCGTCCCCTTCACGTCTTCATCTGTCGTGCGCTCGGCAAGTTGCCGGAGTTGCGTTTCGCAAAGCTCGACATTCTTCGTCATGCCGTCGTCCAAAAACTGCATCAGCGATGCGTAGGGAGCGGCCGCTTTGCGCAGATCAACTAGGCCCTGGCCGGATGCGAACTGGTCGCCCGTGCCTGCCGTGTTGGCGAGATACCAGTGCGGTCGCCCCATTCCCGGCGTGTCGTTGATCAGCACGGGATGGCCGTTGATCATGGCCCAGCCCTCGATCAGCCAGATCAGATCGTTTGCCGCCTCGATGACTTCGGACTCTGCTAATTCAGGCATTCGAACACGACCATGGTACGGAAGCCAACCGCCAAATGCGAATCAGTGTCCTTGTCGGGCTGACGGAAAAGCCACAGGTACATTGTGCATAGCATCGTCCTGTCGGCCTCCTGAACGGCGCGTGTAAACATCCGCTTGGGCATCACTAAATTTTGAACACGAGCGCATCGGCGCGCGCCTCCCAGAGGGTAACCGGTCCTTCAGTGCGCGAGTCATAAGCCGTTCCGCAAGTCGGACACTCGAAGCGCGTCACGGTTTCCAGTTTACCCGCGAGCGAGGCCTTGCCGATTTGTCTGCCGCAACATCCTTCAGCCTGCGTGACATGAGTGTTCCGCAGCGTCTCCGGCTCCCGCAACTTGACGGACAAGTCGCGCGGCTCGACTTCTCCCCGAAGTCTGTTTACGGCCGCCACGATCAGCGCCGCCGCTTCGACCGTGATGCACACGCAGATTTCCGTGTGCCGCTCGTCGTAGACCTTCATCGGGTTTTCGCGCGAGAGATGCCAAGCCATTCAGCAGTTCTCCAGCAGTGTCACCAGTGCCATAAGCCCCAGCAGCACGAGAGCCGCCGCGAACCACATCAGTACTTCCGCCTTCTTCTGTGCGCGCATCTTCTTGTCCCTATGATAGCCGCGATTTCGCGATTGACTTCGGCCAGTCTCGCTTCCAGTTCCGCGATGACCTGCCGGATCATGCGGCCTTCCGATCGGTCCATTTCTTCAGCGCTTCCGAAAGCCTGTCCATCGCCGCTTCCATCGTCTTCGGCTTGGCACCGGGTACCGATCCCGGCTGATTGGCCGGAGGTGCACCCGGTACCGCGCCGGGCATCACGGGCGGAGGCGGATTCAGGGCCTGATCCTTGGCCGCATTCAACTCTTCCGTGCGATCCGGCTCGTAATCGGCCTCGGGGAACATGCTCTCGATGATCTCTTCGGCATCGTCGATTCCCAACAGCGTCATGATGTGGAAGAGTCCGGTTTTGAGGTCGATACCCGGCGTCCCCGACATCTGCCCCAGTGTGATCGCCTGCACGGTCGCCGTGACGAGTTGCGGGATGTCGCCTTCGCGGATCGAGGGAAACGTCACCGTCACTTCGATGGCATCGGGCTTGTCCGGCTTCACCGGCGCTTCGATGTATTTCCATCCGCCCTCGGGTTTGCGTTCGCGTGCTGCTTCGCGGATATCGATCACCTTCAGGTCCGCGTGGCGCTTGGTCATAGCCTCGCGCACCTTGCCGTTGGGAGCTGCAAGCGAATTTCGGAGCGCGAATTTTGTGATCACACAGATATCTTCGCGCCATTCCTCCTGTAGATTCATAAACGCCAGCTCGGTGGGACGGTCTAGGCTCGTCGCAGTCGCCAGATTGCCGGTCGACACATCCGCGAGAAAGGTCTCCGGCACGTCCTTGACCATGCAGCACATGAGTTTGTACTGCCGGACCTCTTCTGGATCACCTCCCTGCCCCTGGCTTTTGAACGCCGCAAGCGTAGTGCCTGGGCCCGATGCCCAGATCGATCCTGCTACGGCGGTCGGGTTTTGCTCGTACCATGACGAATTACCGGTCGCCACGGTGGACTGAAGTTGCTGCTTGATCCCTTCGAGCGCCTGCTGGCCTCCCTTGGTCGTGATCGTCATGGCGATCTGAGCCAGTGCCGCCTTGACGGCCATGCAGTGCTCAAGGAATTTGCGCGAAGCCTTGGCCCAGTCGAGCATCGGGTAAATGCGCGGGCAGCCGAAGATCCACTTCCCAGCCGTGCCGCACTTGCGATGGTAAACCGGCGTGCTCCACATCACCGGATTGCCGCCGATGTCCTTGGGTTTCTCTGTGCCCGCGTAATCGAGGGCCGGGTACCATGCGCAATTGCCAACGGTCTGAAAAAGTCCCGTCTCAGTCACGAAGGTTTTCTCGAACCACTGCCGCTTGAAAAACCATTCCGCGTCCGCGTCTTCGGGATCGGTCACGATCTCCTGCATCTCCGTCGCATCGATGGTACGCACGTCCGTGTCGCCGGTATCCTGGTCCGTGAAAAACGCGAAAAACAGATTGCCGTCGTAGTCCTTGCGCCGCTCCAGATCGGTGAGCGCCGCCTGTCCGAGCGTCTTGCGGTTGCGCTCAAGGAACGCTTTGATGGCATCGTTCGCGTCCGGGTCGGGGCTGGAGATTTCCACGCCGCGCCCGAAAACGTAGATCGCGCAGACGTTCACCAGCCGCCGCACGATGGGGTTCTTGATGTAATAGAGCCGCGAGAGCAGGATGATTTGCTGAATGCCCCATCGCGAGAATTCGAGCCATCCGAAGTTGATCTCACGCCGCCACTCCCAGTTGTTCAGCTCGAGCTCGAAGAGGCCGTTCGCACCCTGCGCATTGGCAAACGATTCGCGCGACTTGATGCCCGTCGCCTGAGCCTTACTCATGCCACCGGGCTGCGCCGCTTCGGCAAACGTCATCGGACCCAGCCACGGCCCCGATCCTCCCATGAGCGCCGCCTCCTGAAGTTCGCCCATGAACTCGAACACTTCCCGCCGCCGCATGTCGTCCTCGACGTGCTTTTGGGCCAGTCGATCGACCAGCGAGTGAATCACCGGCATCAGATCCGGCCTGCGTTCGGGTTCTGGAGGGGAGAGGGTTTCGACTGCGGGGGCGCGTTTCAGCCACGCGCGAAAGGATGCCGAGAGGCTGTACGCCATATCACGAATAATACAACAAACGGCGGAAATGTTTCCGAGCAAACCGGAAACCGGCTCAGGCTTCCTCTGTGATTACGGAAACCGGAGCCGGTGACTCGCGCGTTGTTTATAGGGCTCGCCCCAGCGTCGCAGCTCTATCCTCGGTTTCCCGATTCGCTCCGGTGACCCGCTGGACTGCCCGGAACGCCATGCCTCGGCTTACTACGCCCCTTTCGTTGGATACCGAAGAACCATATTATCACAGATCATCCGCGTCTTCCTCGTCCCGTAGCAGCGCGTCTTCACGGCTGTAATCCATCTCGATCTCATCGCCGTCATCATCCAGAACGCGCGGCAAGCGCCTGCATTCGAGCGGGCCCCCGTGCCGGAAACGGGAATCACGCGGGAACACGTCGCCGATCACTATGTGCCGATACTCGTCCTCCATTTGATTGCCGGGATCGTTGGCGCGGTACCACTCGTATTTGCGCAGCCTGTCGGCACGGTGCATGTAGCCGTAGTGGAGGAGCGATACCCCAGCGTGCGCTCTTTGCCGGATGGCTTGCGGACAGTTGCCGCAGTGGAAATTAGCCGCGCCGATGGTAGCCTCGAATCGCTCCGAGCCAAGCCGGAAAGCGGATACCCGGCTCATGGATCGGTAAACACCGTCCACGCGCACCTGGTCCGGGAGGTCCCACAGGTAAAGCACAGAGAAGGCCAGCGCGTTAACGCGAACGCCTTCCGCCGCCTTGATGGCCAGCTTCAACTTCGCCGCGTCGCCCGGCATTAATTCTTCATCACCATCGATCATGATCACCCACTGCGACCGGTGCGGATGGCCAACCTGCTCCAGCAGATAGTTTTTATCGCGCACTTCTTCGAGGCCTGTGAATGGTGACGCAATCAGCTCCACGCGGGGTATCGACTTACAGATGGAGGCGGTTTCGTCGGTAGAGTGGTCGTCGAGTACGAAGATCCGGCAGCAGAGGGGCAGAATAGATTTGATGGAACGCTTGATCCAGCGCGCCTCGTTTTTGACGCGCATCAGGCCTACGATATTCATTTCCCATCCTGTGGTTGAAACCTCCCGCTTTCAGCGGGACAGCTTTCAGCTGGATTCGACGCCTTCGTCTTAGCGACAATGGTTTCAGCAGCAGTTCTCGCCTCTTCCGCGGTTGCGTATATCGGGTCTGATGTGAGCAATGGTCGCGGCCTCTCGCAACCAGATGGACTGAAAGCCACCGTGCCGATATACAGCCCGAACTTACCGTCAACAGGACCGTACGAAGACGCAACGACATTCTCGTCTTCGATGATCATAATGGCCGTTAACTGTGTCATGCTTTCTCCTCTTCAGCCGACTTTCAGTCGGCGTTTAACGCTATCGGCTTTCAGCCGATGAGTGGTTTACGGATGGCCCAGCACTCCGTAATTATCCCGCTTCACGGCTTGAGCCACCCGTAGTCGCCGTCTCCCACGATTTCGCGCAGCCTATCCACGCGCGCCGCGATGCGCTCCCGCTCCGGCCTGTACTGCACGTTATCCGGCTTGTCCTTCCACGCCGCGTGCCAGCCGAAACGGGCCAATGGAGAAGAGTAGATATCCGGGTAGTGCGGCATGCGGTTAACTGTGACGCGCCCGCTGAACGTGGCCGCATCGCTCTGCCACAGCGCGACGGGAAAGCTTAACTGATCCCGTCCGCAACCATCGGCGAAGAGTTTCCACCAGCGCTCATTGAGTGCAGCCACTTCGGGGGTATGCCTCCGGATAATGACGCCGTTCGCATTCAGCCCGCGGCCGGCCGGGAAACCCATGGCACGATACCGCGCCAATTCCTCGTCGAGCAGACGCGCGTCCATGCTGGGCCATTCCGCCGGGTTCTCGCGCTTGAGCCTTTGGAGCAGCGCGCCTTCGTCGTACACGCAGTGCCGCGCCGGGTGATTGTGCGCCGCCCAGTCGTCGAAGCGCAGCTCCGCGTTGACGATCTCGGAGGCAGGTTTGCGAAGCTGGAGATTGCCGTCGAGCCATATCGAGTAATCGCAATCGGAGGGCAAGACCATGTGGGGCAGGATCTTGGGAAGTCGCGAGGTGCGCGAGAGGTCTATGACGCGATGCACGGGCCGGAACTCCCAAGGCGGAACGTCAGGCAGCACGGGCACGTCCGTAAAGCAGATGAAGCGCACGCCCGGCTCGGGCGGCACGAGCGGAGGACGCAAGCTGTCGAAGCCGCCGAGGATGCAGGTGTAGACGCAGATCAAGAGAAACGAACCATTCCTAGTTTTTCCATCGCTATCAGCGCACAACCGACCGTGCGCTTAATCTGATCCAGTTCGTTGTACGGATTGATCTTGCCCGATATCCGCGCGAAGTGTTTGTCCCATTGCTTCTCTGCTTCCTCTTTTGCGATCATGCCGTTGGCCATTTCCATCACATAGGCCGCCTTCCCGATGTCTTCCGTAAGTTCTGGCCAAGTCATAAATAATTCACCGCCTGTGCTCGGATACCGCGTTTGAAATGCGCGATGCGTGCTCCTGTAAAAGGTGGATGCCAGGAATTCCACTCCGTGCAGTCGAGGACCAGCACGTCGGCGCCACATGGCGAAACGTGCACGAGGCCGCGAATCCCGTTCCATCCGACTTTGCGATATTCAGGGGCGACGATCTGGTTGAGCGCGCCCTGGTCGGTTCCGCAGAAACGAGACCATTTGCCCCACATTTCCAGCAGCCCGCTCCCCGCTTCCGTGTTTCTGATCCACACGACGCCGCTGTTGAGGTAGTCGAGCGCGGGATTATTGCTGAGTCCGACCTCCGGCTCAGGGCGAAGCGTCACGGCGGCATCCCAATCGGCGTGATTAGTCGCCGTGGCAATGGCGAACTCGTCGAATGGATGCAGCGGTATGCAGTCGGCGTCCAACCAACACACCACCTCATTACTAAACGTCATTGCAAGCGCGCGCTGGACCAGCGCCGCTTTGAATGTTGCCGGTGGCAGCGAGTCGCCGTTGACTGTAGGCTCAAGGTCTTCGCGCTCGACGGCATAAGGCTCGCCGATCCCCAAGCCCCCGAGGTCGAAGGCCATGTGAGTATAGCCATACTCATTGCACTTGCGGGCCTGTGCGTCGATGATCTGCCGATACTCGGATGTGCCTGCCGTTACGACGATCATAGACTGTAGACCTTGCAGGCCTCCTGCGGCTCCCACGACCAAGTCCAGCATCCGCGCGCGTCGTAAATAGCCTTGATCCGGTCGAACAGCGGGCGGTCGAGAGTATGGGAGCTCCGAGTCGATCCGTGCTGGTTCCATGGCGTGATCGGAAGCCAGTTGATCTCCTGCGCGATATCCGAAGTCAGTAGGGTGCATTGCGTCCGTGCCGTCCAAGTCCGTGCTACGTGATGCATCAGAATGTGATCGATGTTGCCGTATTCGCCCCATGCGTTGTGACTGAAAAGGATGTCTGTCGGAGCCAGATGCCAGGCCAGTTGTTCGGCCAGTCCCTTGAGTTGTCCGTCGCGCGTCGGCATGCGGTAGAACTCGCTGTGGTGCGGCAGTTGCACGATCTCGCAGTCCAGAAGAAGTCCGACTTCTTTGAGGCACAGCCCGCGCTCTTTGCACCAGGCGCGATCCGGATTGAACGCATCGTTCGATGCGCACACGATCCGCTTGACTCGGTCCAGCACCGGCCAGCAGAACAGGGCCTCGTCGTCGGGATGGGCGATAAGAAGGGTTACGTCTTTCACCCCGTCTCCATTTTGGCGTAGTGGCGCTTCACTTTTTCGTGTCCCTCGTGAAGTATGATCTCGTTGCCGATGCCAATGTGCTTTTCACACACGCACCACTGAGGGGGAAGGATCAGCGGACTTATTCCGCTGTGCCACATGGCCCGCCACCAGGCTATGGGGCCGCGGGCCGGATCGTCCAGCATCTCCACACAGTACGCCTCGGCTAAATCCACTCCGGGATATAATATTCCCCTAGATACGGCTCGCGAAAACGAAAACGAAAAACTGATCGCGATCGGTGAGCAGTTTACACTTGGTCCGTTGCCGCGGCTTTTGTCGTACCGATGCTCCGCACAGTCCGGTTGCCAGTTGGTATCGGCTCCTACCGTCCCGTCGACCTTGACCAGGTACCGCGGATTGATCGGCAGGCAGATGCCGAATCGCTCCGCCAGCAACGGCAATGTCCGTGCCGCTTCGCGGTCCACGATCCGCATGTCGGCGTCGAAGCACATCGCCACGTCGGCGCCGGAGTCCAGCATCTTGCGGACCTTCCAGTAATCGTTCGCTCGCCAGCCATACCGGGGACCTTCGAACTGCGGGATTCGCGGAACGTCGGCGTCGGTGAACACCTGAATATCCGCTTCCGGCCACGTCTCGCGGTACTGCGTCACGTCGGGGTGCCGGCCCCCGAATTCTGCGAGGATGATTGCGAGTCTCAGGCGATACCCCACTTCGCCTTGAATAGTTCGTAGTTTCGCGCGAACGATCTTCCGGCCTCCGGCTTGCCTCGATACGTGCTCGTTAAACTCGCGTGATCGACGAAGCAGTCGTCGAGAACACCGACCTTCATCCCCGCGCGCGTGATCGCTTCGCAGTAGTCGCGATCTTCGACCCCGTAGTCAAGACAATACCGCTCGTCGAGTAAGCCGATTTGCCTGATGGTACGGCTCGGGATGTAGACGCAGATGAAAGCGATGTGCCCAACATCCCGCAGTCCGATACGATGCGGCTGCTGAAGGGGTTGGCCCGTCAGGTTAGTCACCGCGCCAATGCAGCCGAAATCAGGCGATGCGTTCGCCGCGCTCATCAGGAGCGAGAAGCCCGCCGGCGTCTTAAGCAGCGCGTCGTCGTTGAGCAGGATCACATCGTCTTCGCCCACCGCACGGATGCCGATGTTGATGTTCCGCGCGAACACGAATGGCTTGATCCCGGCAACGCATTGGACGCCGGCGAACATAGGCTGCTGTCCCGCGAAGTCCACGCCGTCATCCACTACGATGATGCGCGCCGTTTCGCCCGCTTCGCGGATTGCGCGGATGCAGGGCGCCAGATTGGATGCGGACTTCGAAGGGATGATTATCGAGAATTGACTCATTTTAAACCTGCGTTTAGCCATGCAAATGCGCAGGCCAAGGCCCAGCCGGCGGAATTCAATTCCTCAAGTTTCAGGGACGTACCGCGAAGCCAAAGCCCTATAGAAAAGAGACCGGACGCTACGGTCAGAAAGTCGCCGAACACTGCCGCTAACTTCTTCACTTCACCGCCTCCAGTACCGCCTTGATCTTCCATGCCTTCTCGCGCGGATCTTCACCCGAGGTCTCGAATTCATCGAGCGACACGACGCGAAACGCCGCCGTGATTCGGTAGCTCTTTGCCAGCCGGGTGTGCGCGAAAGCACCGTGCTCGAAATATTTGAATGTCGACAGGCACCACGGGGACACGTGCGTCGGGTCTTGGTAGTATCCGCATCCGCGGGCCGCGTTCGGGGTCTCGATGGTCGCCCGCGCGCCGACCGTTAAGACGCGGTGCAGCTCGTTCATGAAGTGGATGCGCCCGGACCAGTGACGAAGTGCGAAATAGTTTTTCAAAGTTCTCAGAAGGTTTTCCGCCGTGGCGCTTCCGTCAATGTTTAATCCGATATTGCTTTGGTCTCCGATGTGCTCGCACACGTCCAGCGCCAGTACTTCCTCGACGCTTGAATCCGGCCACGGCCACGGCCCGGCAAGGTCCACGATGTGATCTGCCGGAGCGGCGATATCCACGTTTACGAAGCCGTCGACGTGCCGATCGGCGCACCCTAGGTTGAGTTTCATCGCATCATCGCTATCGAGTTTGTGCCGGATGCGGACTCTCGGGCCGTGTATCCCATGT